ATACTACATCCACAAATTTAAAACTAACCGTACAAGCAACTGGAGAAAATTCTGGAACTTGGGGTCAAATTACTAATACTAATTTACTTATATTAGAACAAGCAATTGGTGGTTATGATGCTGTAGGGTTAAATGCAACCACTGGTGCAACTCTAACATTTTCAAATGGTGCTTTATCAAATGGTAAAAATCAAGTTTTAAAATTAACAGGAACTATTACATCAAATGTTGATGTTGTAATTCCTGATTCCATTGAAAAAACTTATATAATTGAAAATGCAACTACAGGTGTTTTTACTGTAACATTTAAAACCACTTCTGGAACAGGTATTACTTGGTCTACAACAGATAAGGGTAAAAAAATTCTATACTCTGATGGAACCAATGTCTTAGAAGGTGTCAGTTCAACAGGACAAGTAACTGCCACAGGACACATTTTACCCGGTGCAAATGACACTTATGATTTAGGAGCTGTAGGTAATGTATGGAGAAACATATATACAGGAGACTTACATCTTTCTAATAAATATAAGGAAAAAGGTAATATAGTAGATGGAACTAAAGGAAATTGGACTTTACAAGAAGGTGAAAATGATATATTTATGATAAATAATATATCAGGAGAAAAATTTAAAATTAATTTATCTAAGATATAAGGAGATTTATAATGGGATTATTTTCAGGCGGAACAGAAATTATTAATGGGGGAGAACTACTAGAAGGTGGTATTCCAACAGCAACGATTGTGCCATGGTCTTCTGCTTCAGTTCCATCTGGATTTTTAGAATGTAATGGTGTAGCAGTTTCAAGAACAACTTACTCTGCTTTATTTGCAATCATAAGCACAACTTATGGTATAGGGGACGGATCCACTACTTTTAATACACCTGATTTACAAAATAATACACCAGTTGGTAAATCAAATAACAAAGCTTTAGCATCAACGGGTGGAGCAAATACAGTTTCATCAACAGGAAACGTTGGTGGTTCAACAGCAAATGCAACTCTATCAACAGCACAACTTGCTTCCCATAGTCATAGCAGATCTTGGTATACTAATAATAATACTGGCGGAGCAGGTGATCCTTATTGGGGAATTTCACCAAATTCTTGGAATCCAAGTACAACTGTAACCTCACAAAATACAGGTTTAGGTTCAGGTCACTCTCATAATATGAGTGCAACTTTTTCAGGTGATGCTACATCAGTTTTACAACCTTATTTAGCTTTAATTTATATTATAAAAACTTAGGAGAAAAAATGACAACAAACTCAACATGGACAGTAGTATTTGAAGACAAAATAGTTATTAAAAATTATGCAGAAGGTGTTAATGAAGGTGTTTCATATAATATATCTGATAATTCTTTTTGGTCTGATTCTAAGTTTTCTAATATTTGGGCTATTCAATATGGTTCTTCTGACTCATCTGACGAAGTGGAATATAGAGATGAAACACCTCATTCATCATTTGCAGATGCAAACATTGGAGACATTAGTCAATTTTCATCTAAATGGGATTTAGCACACTTAACTAAATTGCAATCTGATTGGGATATTAATAATATCGGCACAGGTGAAGGGGATAATTTTGTTCCAGAAACTGAAGCTGAAAAAATTTCTAGAATAGGTGCAAGGCCTACTTCTTATTCTTCATAATTATCTTAACATCATCCAAGAAGTTAAAATATATTTCTCACCTGATAAAGGTGGATTACCTCTATGTAAATAAGGAAATCCAGCAGGCCAAATAACTATTCTACCTGTTTTAGGTTTTACTCTTTTTGAAAAATGTAGAAATTCTGTTTCTCCTCCATCTTCTACATCATTTAAATATATAGAAAAAACAAAAGCACGTGGCTCATTATCAAATCCTTTTCCATGTTCTATATGCCAAACATGATAGCCTTCTGTAGGAAGAGTTTTTTGAATCTTTAAACAAGTGAAATGAAATGGAACTCTATAAGCATCAGCAGCCCCAGTGTTTTCTATATAATGCTTTAAGGCTATATCAAAATTAAACATCATGGGTTTTAAAATTTCCCACCATACATCTACATTATTAGTTGCTGCAAAAAATTGTTGATCTTGTTTATGTAATATAGATGCTTTTTCAAAACCTATTCTATTAAGTGTATTATTAAATTTATTTTGATCTTCATATAATTTAATAGTTTTATTACATTCTTCTTTTGTAATGTAGTTGTCATACACTCCAATAAAGTTATTTATATTAACTGTTTTTTCCATAATATTTTTTCCTTTTGTTATATTATTTTAATTCTATATTCCCTGAAATAGATACTCTTTCCCCTTCACTTTTAAAAGGATTTACAACATGATTTAAATTTGATGGAAAAATTAAAAAGTCTCCTACCTCAGGTATTATATGATGAGAATTTATATTTAAATTTTCCCTAGATAATTTATTCATAAAAGTAATACACCCAGGTTTTTCTTTTTTGTTATTTGAAATTGTAAGGTTAATTTCTTTTTTTAATTCTTTTGTAATATTTAAATAAATAACAAAAGATAAATCACAACTATGACTATGAATTGGATTATATTCATGTTTAGTCATATAATTAACCCATGAACTTTTTAAGGTTATTTCACTACCTAGCAGTAAACCACGGTGTTGATATATAGCTTTAGAGTAACTATCTAAGTATGGAAAAATAATAGGAAATAGTTTTTTTACATCTACGACACGTTCATTTTTTATTAATCCAGCCAGTGTATGTCTATAATCCATATTATTTTTTTTACACAGTTTTTTTATTTTATTTATTTCTTGATTAGTTAGTTTTGTTTTATATAAAAAAGGTCCCCAATGGAAATATTCATAATTTATATTTTTCATTAATAACCTAATATTTTGTAATCTTTATAATTTACTGCAGCCATGAGACTATACTATACCTTGTTCCTTTAGTAATAGGTTCTATGCTATGAGGATACATAAAATTACTTGGAAAAAAAACAACTGATCCTCTATTTAGTTTTAGTCTTTTTATTTCCTTTTCTTTTTGATCAGTAAAAACTAAATCTCCGCCTTCATAACCATCATTTAAATTAATAATAATACTTAAATGCCTATTTGAAGTAGTATCATTATCAGTGTGTATTTCATATTTACCGCCAGGCGAATATTTTAATAAGTCTATTTGATTTATTAGTGAACTTGCCATTTTAGGAAATTTAGCTTTGTAAAAAATATATAATTTTTCTATCTCTTTTGTAATGTAATTAAAATAATAAATATCTGTGGGTGTTGTATTTTTTAAAGAATAACCATTAACATTTCTAATAGAGGTATCTTCAATAGATAAACCTACTTTTAATTTATCTTTAGCTTTATGATTTGTTACAGATATAATTTTATCTATAAACTCTGTGGAGACTACATTTTTTATCTCGACAATTGCTTCTAAATGATCCATAATCTTGAGTTATTTTGTTTCTTTCATTATATTCATAATTAATATATAAGGCATTATATGCTACAAAAATTAAATTTCAAGCCTGGATTTAACAAGATGTCTACGGATTCCGGAGCCGAGTCTCAGTGGGTTGATGGTGATTTTGTTAGATTTAGGTACGGATTACCTGAAAAAATAGGGGGTTGGTCACAACTTACAAATTCTAATAATACTTTACCTGGAGTAGCACGTGCTCAACATGCTTGGACAAGCATTGCAGGTGAAAAATACGTAGCTATAGGAACTTCTCAAGGTTTATTTCTATACTACGAACAAGAGTTTTATGATATTACGCCATTGGCTGCGGCCATTACTGGAGCTACTTTTGATGCAACATCTGGATCTCCTACGGTTACTGTCAATAAAACAGCACATGGTTTACTAGACGGAAGGTATATAACATTTTCATCAGTAACGGTTCCAACAAGTTCAGGTTACGCAACATCTGATTTTACAGACAACACGTTTGAAGTTTTAAATAAAACAGCTAATACATTTGAAATTACTATGCCTTCTAGTTCCGCAGCTTCAACTTCAGGAACAGGTTCGGCACAGATTGATCCATATATAATTGTAGGTCCTACATTTCAAACAGCAGGTTTTGGTTGGGGTACTGATACTTGGGGTTCTGATACATGGGGAACTGAAAGTGCAACTAGTAATGTAATTTTGGATCCAGGTTTATGGTCTTTAGATAATTTTGGTCAAATACTTACTGCAACTATTCACGACGGTGAAACTTTTACATGGAATGCGGGAGCAGCAACTCCAAGAGGAAATAGAGCAGTAGTAATGAGTGGTGCACCAACAGCAACAAGAATTACTCAAGTATCCGATAGAGACAGACATCTATTTCATTTTGGAACAGAAACTACAATTGGTGATACAACAACACAAGATCCAATGTTTATTAGATTTTCTAACCAAGAAGATTATAACACTTATAATCCTACTGCAACGAACACAGCTGGAACTTTTAGATTAGATAAAGGTAATGAAATTATAGGAGCAGTTTCCGGTAAAGATTATACTTTAGTTTTAACCGATAGTTCTGCTTATGTTATTCAATACGTTGGACCACCTTTTACTTTTTCAGTTAGACAAGTGGGTACTAATTGTGGTTTAATTGGTCAAAACGCTTTGTCTTATTCTAATGGTATTGTTTTTTGGATGTCTGGTGAAGGAGGTTTCTTTATGTTTGATGGTACAGTTAAAACTATACCTTGTTTAGTAGAAGATTTTGTATTCACAAATAGTGGTGGTAATTTAGGAATAAATTATAATTCTAGTCAACTTGTATATTGTGAACACAATACTTTATACAATGAAATTAATTGGTTCTATCCCGAAAATAGTTCCGAACAAATTAATAGATGTGTAGTGTACAACTACGCAGAAAACGTTTGGACTACAAGTTCACTTGCTAGATCAAGTTATGTTGATCAAGGGGTATATCAACTACCTTATGCAACTGATTATAATAAAACAGCTTTACCTAATTTTCCAATACAAGGAATTACAAATAAATATGGTGCATCAACTTACTATGCTCAAGAAACCGGAACCGATCAAATCAATAGTAGTGGTACTACATCCATTGATGCTTTTATACAATCCGGAGATTTTGATATAACTAATAATAATAACATAGCTGATTTAAGAGGAGATGGTGAATACATTATGTCTGTTAAAAGACTTATACCTGATTTTCAAATACTAACTGGTAATTCAAAAATTACTTTATTATTAAACAATTATCCAAGTGATACGGCCACAAGTTCACCTCTTGGTCCATTTACAATAACAAGTTCTACTGATAAGATAGATACACGTGCTAGAGGAAGATTAGTATCTATTAAAATAGCAAACGATGCTGTAGGTGAAACATGGCGTTATGGTACACTAAGACTTGATGCAAAACCAGATGGGAGAAGATAATGGCTAAAATAACTGCATACATACCTGAACCAAAACAAGATTACGAAGTAGAAAATCAAAGACAAATTCTACAGTCTTTAACTACTTTAAAAGATGAATTAAATTTTTCATTTCAAAATGATTTAAAAGAAGAACAAGATACATACAATTATTTTTTATCCTAATGACTATACAATATCAAAACGAAACCTTTAATTTAACAACAACTAATATTACAACGGTGTTGACTATTCCTACATCGGCTGTGGGGATAGTTAAAACAGTTCAAGCTGTTCATAACACTGCTAGTAACGTTGATACCGATTTATTTATTAGAAAAAATGGAGCAGGTGTGGATGTAATAATATCACATGAGATACTTAATAAAAATACGGTTAATATGTTAAAAAACACCTTGAATTTAGAAGCAGGAGATGCTATAAAAATGCAAGCGGACACAGCAAATGAAATTACAGGTGTTGTTAGTTATGCTTTACTAGACAGGTCACAACAAAATGGATAAAGACATATTAAAAATAGATTGTACAACAGTAGTAGTTCTAAGAAACACTAGAACTAATAAAATATATAAAGACGAAGTAGAGAAAGACGCTGATATAGCTGATCCAAATACTGAAACAGTAGTAGAACATATTGCTCAAGATTTGACAGTTCATGTATCACCGAAAGGACTAAACGTTTTACAGAAAGTAATGAATCAAAAAAATGACGAACCAAAATCCTAGAGGCGGAACAGAACTTCAATTTGAATATTTAAGAAAACATGTTGATTCCAAGTTATTGGATCAAATTCAAATTTGTACATCAGTTCCAGAAAAAATTCCATTGCATCCAACTAAAGTAAATATACTTTGGGAAAAAAATTCATATGATCAAGGTAATTTAGCACCTTGGTTTAAAGATAAATCTAATCACCATAAATATGATTGGTATGTATTTAATTCTAATTGGAGTTTTGAAAAATTTACACAATCATTTGATCTACCTACAGAAAAATGTGTAGTTATAAAAAATGGTATTGAAAATATTGATCCAATTGAATCTTCTTATCAAAAAGGTCAACCTATAAAAATTATTCATCAATGTACTCCATGGAGAGGTTTATCTGTATTATTAGGTGCTATGCAACTAGTTAAGAATCCATTAATTAGTTTAGATGTTTATTCTTCTTGTGAAGTATATGGAAAAGATTTTGCAGAGGCTAATGATAAAAATTATCAAGCTTTATATGAACAAGCTAAACAACTTTCTAATGTAAATTATATTGGTTATAAACCTAGTGAATATATTAAAGAACATTTAAAAGATTATAGATTATTTGTATATCCAAGTATTTGGGAAGAGACATTCTGCATCTCAGCGTTAGAGGCTATGGCTGCAGGTTTATATTGTATAACTACTAATTATGGAGCTCTATTTGAGACGTGTTCTGAATTTCCAATATATATTCCATATTCTAATAATTATAAATCTTTAGCACAAAAATTTGCAGCGGGTATAGAGATTGCTGCAAAATCACTAGAAGAACCCGGCATCCAGGATCATTTAGATTTTCAAAAGAAATTTGTAAATAGATTTTATGATTGGAAAGTTAAAGGCACATCTTGGACAAGATTTTTACAAGGAGCAATCAATGCAAAATAACGAGCCTATCTGGTTTAATTCAGATAAAAACACAGAAGCTAATGAAGATACCTATCAAACTATTAAATATAATAAAGTAAATTCAAACTATACAGAAATAAATATAGGAAGTAGAAAACCTAAAGCTAAAATAATGGTATGCACTCCATGTCATAGTAATGTATCTATGCATTATACTCAAGCAGTTTTGAAGTTTCAATTAGATTGTATAAAACAAAATATACTTGTTAGTTTTAGTTTATTAAAATCATCTTTGGTTACACAAGGTAGAAATCTATGTGTAGCAGAATTTTTAAATCATGAAGATAATTATGATTATTTATTGTTCATAGATTCAGATATTGATTTTCAATCAAATACTATATTTAAAATGATAGGTGCAGATAAAGATGTTATTTCTTGTCCTTATCCAATGAAGACATTTGATGTTGATAAGATGTGGAGAAAAATAAAAGAAACAGATAAGGTTAAAAGTAAAGATGATATACTCCATTCAGGATATATGTTTCCAATTAAATTAGATTTAAAAAAAGATGAATTAAATATGGAACATGGTGTTATTGAAGTAACCCATGCCCCAACAGGATGTATGTTAATTAAAAGAGAAACTATTGAAAAGATGATAAAACATCATCCAGAATTAGAGATCAATCAACCTACGTTTGTTAATGGTGAGGAGACTAGAAAGAAGAATTTTTACAATTTATTTGATACTTTACATGATCCAAAGACTAAGAGATACTTTGGAGAAGACTTTGGTTTCTGTCAAAGATGGACAGATATGGGAGGTAAGGTACACATCTATGCATTAGATAAAATTACTCATGTAGGTGATCATCAATATTGTGGTCGATTTTATGATATGTTATCTGCCTCAAAACCTATTGACGACAGCATAAAAATCAAATAAAGTATTATATTACAGGAATTCTACGCCTGCTTTAAACTAGTTTAATTATAAAATTATGGCAATATCACGTATGCAAAACCCAAGACAACTCTATAGTAAAGGTGGAATCATGAACGTTTCCCCTAGACAACAATATGGCTTAGGTAGCTTTGTAAAGAAAGCTGTTAAAGGCGTTACAGGTGCTGTTAAAAAAATAGCAAAATCAGATTTAGGTAAAGCTGCATTAATAGGTGGTTTAGGAATGATTCCTTTTGGTGCCGGTGGTAGTATGTTTTCAAGATTAGGTTCAGCAGCTAGTGGTATTTTTTCTGGAGGTTTTCCATCAATTCCAGGTTTTGATACAGCTTCAAAATTTTTAGGTGGTGAAAAAACATTAGGTAAAACTTTAGGAGTTATGGCTGGTGGTTCTTTATTAGGTGGTCTTTTAGCAAAAGCAGAAGCTGGTGATGAAGAAGCGATTGGTGCAACTCAAAATGTAGGTTCATTAAGAACTTATTTAGATAGTGGTTATAGAAATTTAGGATATCCAGAAGATGAGATTCCGGCATTAGTAGAACAAGGTGTGTCTGAATATAGTTCATCTCAAGGAGGTTATGCTAATGGTGGTAGAATTGGTTATTCAGATGGAACTGATTTTGAAAATTGGAAAAAAGGTAAAGGACAGTTTGAAAAAGAACAAGGTGCAGAACAGCTTTACAGAGAATATTTAGAAGATAAACGTAGACAAAAAATAGATGAACAAAGAAGTATGGTTGCTTATGGTGGTAGAATGAAATTAGAAGAGGGTACTTTAGATCCAAGAATACGTGAAATAGTAATGGACCTTATGGATAATGAAGGTTTTGAATTTGGTGAAGCTGTTAAAGAAGCTTACAAAAGAATTGAACAAAAAGCTAACGGTGGCAGAATAGGCTATGCATTTGGCTCCAATGATTTAGTGGAACAGGCTTCAGGGATCATGGATTTACCTATAAATCAAAATAAAGCGGGTGTTAAAGAATTAGATCTTAGAGAAACAGGTGGATTTATTCCTCCAGTTGGTGTAAAAGAAAAAGCAGATGACATTCCAGCAATGTTATCAAACAATGAATTCGTATTCACTGCAGATTCTGTTAGAGAATTTGGTGATGGTGATGTTAATAAAGGTGCACAACGTATGTACGACATGATGAAAAAATTAGAAAAAGGTGGTAGAGTATAATGGCTGAAGTAGTTACACAAATAAATCAACCTGCTCCATTTATAGAAGCTGCAGGTAAAACGTATCTAACAGATTTACAAAAAGCAATTGGTGAATACAAAGGTGCGGATTTATCTAAAATATTTGGAGACCAGTTTGTTGCAGGACAAGATCCTTTATCGCTTCAAGCACAACAATTAGCGACACAAGGTATTGGTGGCTACCAACAATATTTAAATGCGGCCGAAGCTTCAACAGGACCTAATGCTTATCAAGCATATATGTCTCCGTATCAACAAGATGTAATTAATACAACAATGTCTGAATACGATGTTCAAGCACAAAAAAGTGCACAAGGTGTACCAGCTGCAGCAATTGCAGCAGGAGCTTTTGGAGGAGGACGTGAAGGTGTTCAAAGAGCTGAATATCAATCTAATTCAGATAGAAATAGAGCAGGGTTACAAGCTCAATTATTACAACAAGGATTTGGTCAAGCTAATCAATTAGCTCAACAAAATTATATGAATCAATTAAATCTAGGTCAACAGCAGCAACAATTTTTAGGTCAAGATGTTGGAGCATTAGCTAGTTTTGGAGCACAGAATCAAGCTCAAAATCAAGCTCAACTATCCGCTCAACAACAATTAGCAACACAACAAATGATGCAACCTTTAACTGCTGCACAACAATATGGTTCAGGAATTATGGGTTTAATATCTGGATATCCAGGTCAAACAATGCAACAAACTTCTCCTTCACCAACAGGAATGCAAACAGCAATAGGTTTAGGTTCTACGTTAGCAGGTTTGTATAGAGCGTTTCCAGGGTAATTAATTATGAGTAGAATATTTAAAAGACCTATGTTTAGAAAAGGTGGTAATGTCGGTGAAGGTATTATGACTGGTATTGTAGATAGAGAAATGCATGCTGTATCCGATCCCGATGGAGTAGGTGGACAAAACGAATTAAAACAAAAAGTTCAAGATAAAATGGCTTTAATTGAAGCTATATCAGGCGGTAGTGGTAAAGGTTTAGATGATCCATTTACACAATTTTTATTACAATATGGACCATCAATTGCAAATGCAAAACCGACAGGAAGTACAATTGGAACAATTGTTGGAGCTGCGGAAAAACCTATTG